TCATCTCATTTTCTTGTCCAAAGTCGGGCTGATTTTAACTTTCCTGTCGTAAACAAGTACCTGTGATTCTGTCTTATGACCACTGAATTTTTGCTTGTCTCTGCCCGAGCCTTCATAGTCTGAGATCCCTTTAGCCTTTAGATCATGGAAGGTGCAATCAAGTGGCCTACCAAGTTCTTCAGAAGCCGCGTTTCTCGCTTTTCTCCATGCCTCATTAAATCCCTTGTATGAATAACGCTCACCATACATTGTCCTGATAACAGGGCCATCCTGTCCCCATTCCCTGCAAATATCAACAGCCGCATTGAGGCGCTCAGTCCAGGCTTTGATCTGTTTAATACCAGTCTTACCTTGCTGTATAAAAATCCCTTTATCAAGAATCTGATTCCAGTTCATTTTAAGAACATCAGAAACCCTTGCTGCGCAAAGATACGCAATTTCCATCGCGGCTTTAACTGCAGGCGTCGCATGATTGAAGATAGCCATGTACTCTTCATCGGTGATGTATCTGTCGCGCTGTGGTTTAGGAAACTTATCGACACCAACGCATGGATTACCTGGTACAAAACCACGCTGATAACCCCAGCGGTATACACGAGACATTGAACTATGCTCGTGATTAGCCTGAACACGGCTTCTTTTACCTCGTGCATCCATGTAGCGCCGGACGTGCTCTGGTTTAATTGCCTTTGCTTCTGCCTCGCCGAAAACTGCTAACAAGTATTTTTCATGTGCCAGGTAATCTTTTTGTGTCCTGGGGGCAAGATCTGCATAGTCGGCGCTATTTAAAAATTTTTTCCACAATTGTTGAAAGGTGAGTAGTTTTTTTCGACCTTCAACAACTTTCTCATAAGCTAACCAGACTTCCGCTTTAGAAGCGTTTGCTGGGGCTAGATTCTCGGTAGTACCTCCTGGCTTCCAGTAATAACCGGAAGGGCGGAAAAACACACCCTTCGGCATCCACTCATTACCAGGCGCTCTTTTGCGGCCCATATTATCTCTCTACAGCGTCAAAGTTCATGCCTGGAGTAGGCACATGGCCTGCTGGTGGAAGTATGCGTTGTACGGGATGGTTAATATGAAACCAGGTCGTTTTTATTGCTCCGTCCCGGCGTTCAATAAAAAAGATCCCGTTCTGCGTTAACACCTCTTTCTGCAGTGACTTTTGGGGCGAACCCGTGGCCTCTGTCAGTTCTTCATCAGTCAGGAAGCGATCGCTCATGAGTTGTTCTCCACTGAACCGGCTGCAACCGGTTATCTGCCACTATATGAACAAGACGAACAGCCCCCACGGAGTCCGTCATTGCACCTTTTACACAGCTGGTGGTCTTGCATCACTCCTTTAAGTTGGTTGTATATTTCTGCGGGCACAATTACCGGCATTGGCACGCGCAATTGCTGGCTTCGTAGCAAAAAGATTTCATCTGCATGCTCAAGGGCTATCTGTTTCCAGTCTTCCGCTTCAGCTTTGAACCATGCCAGATCGTCCCGCATGCGCCGCCAGCGGCGACGCTTCAGCTTATTCGCTTTCACTTCACCTCCTGCGGGGCGGCTGCGAGCAAGCGCTCTATTTCATCGTGAGCATCACCGCACTGGATTGCGCTATAACAACCACGGCTACCGTCACTATCGAGCAGACGATTAACAGCGGCGATTAACCCCTCTGGAATTACCGGAGAGTTGCCACAGCGCGACTCGGAATTTTTTTTAAAGGAATCCAGTGCTGGCGCGGTCTGGATGCCGCAGCGCGACTCGGCATTTTCGGCACCCTGCAGCATGGCGGCGCGGCGGTTTACCACCTCGATTAACGCTTCTTCGGCATCACACAGGCAATCAGCAATACCGCGGCGATCGCCGTCGAAGCCATTCAGGTCGAGGCGTATTCGTGCAACCTTCTGCAATGCGTCCAGCACATCATCCGGCACTACCGGCTGCTGCGCGTGGAGATAGAGCATTATCTGACGCCGCGGGTCGGCGAATTTGTTCGCGTCATGCCCAATGCCAAACAAATAACCACTCCCGCTTTCATTCGCATCGCGTAACTCTTCTTCATCAGTCCACGCCACCGGTTTGCTGTCCAGCTCTGCCTTGCGGCATTCCTGTAACTCTTTAGCCATCAGATAATACGCATCAACTCGCAGAAACATTGCGGTGCCATTTTCGTGGCTATCGATGAGCATCTGAATTTCTTTATCAGTCGCCTGCTCTCTGGTTATGGTTAATTTGCTGGTCATGGCCTAATCTCCGTTCTTCCGCCCAGAATTCGGATTGCGATTCTTTCCCGCAAAGTTAACTGCCGATGCTTGCCACGAGCATTTACGATTTCAGGCTTACCGGTTGGCGGGTAATTAACCCTGACTGATTGACCATCCAGTGCGTGGGCCGCTTCAAGCAGCGTTGCCTTCAAATGTTTAGGGCACTCTTTCTGCACTTTTTCGCCGTCTGAAATGATGCATGCAATGCCCTGCAGCAAGCTGGCTAAATCGCTAAGATAATTTTTCATGGTCACTCAGCCTCCACCTTGATGCCAGCGGCGGTCAGTGACTCAGCACAGGCATCAATAGCATTGTTCCAGCAATCGTCTTCGTCTCGGTCCCAGCCAATGTTTTTCTTCGGCAGCTTCACGGTGCGGGACTCCAGCTCTGCGATGCGCGCCTGCAATTCCTCGCAGTGGTCTGTTATCCCACGGCATTGAGTTTTCCAGTAGGCTTCCATCCCCTGCGCCTTCTCCAGCGCCTCTACCAGCTCAGCGTTAGCCGCTTTCCATGCCATCCACATGGCCTGAAGCATGAAGTACAATTGCTCGTCGTAAATTTCCCCTTCGGCGTATTCGCCATCTTTAAAGGCTGGGAAGTTTACATCGGCCCCTACAACATCATTTACAAACCACGCTTCGAATTTCTCTCTCTGCGCCAGTTCGGTGATATCAGTGGTCATGCGGCATCCTCCAGACCGATTAGCTCGGCAATCTGGGCCAGCGTGTCTTCGCTTTCACCAACCGGTTTATCCATCCAGTCAAACGAAATCAGTTTGCCGCCATCGATTACGCCGATGTTGAAGTCGTCGCTTTCACGCAGCTTAAATCCGTGCCTGATAGCCTTATCGCGCTTATCAAATTTGACGCAGTCAGAGGTGTATTCAATTCCTCCGCCAGTTTCGTTGCACCACAGGTATTGCAGAATCACTATGTATGACTTGCTCATTTGTCGGCCCCCTCGCGCAGCTGCCGGAAGTTATAGAGTGCCAGGCGGAAATCTTCAGCGTACGAGCGCTCAGATTCATAGCAGATAGTTTCCAGGTCTCCGCTATCGATGATTTCGGCGATGTTGGCAGGCAGGCCATCTGCCTTAATCCCGGCTACGATGCGATCGGTGGCGGGGGTTTCGTCCATAAAATCAATCAACGCCTCAAACTCTGACGGCTCGACAACGTATTTCAATTCATCGCCGTTAACCTCGCACTCCTCCGCGGTCCTGTTTACCGCATTGATTGCAGCCTTCAGCCCCACATTCTCCGCAGCCAGCTGCCGTACCTTTTCACGCAAACCATTAGCGCAGTTATGGTTACCGTTTTTTCCGCGCGACCAAGAAAATCCACAATCACAGTGAAATACGTCCCCGATCTCTTTTATGTTCATGCTGTCCACCATTCGATAAACATGCAGATACCAACAGTTACTACGGCAATCAGCACCCAGCAGATCACATCCAAAATGGCGGCAAACCGACGCAGGGTGTATTTGCTGTAATTCTCAGGATCAAAATTCATACCGCCTCCCCAAGTACCCAGCGCAGAGCGTCGGCGTATTCGCCGCTTACACATTCGAGGGCTTTGGTTATCTCTTTTCGGGATTTGAGCCGCGGCTTTGTTTCCCCAAGAACCTGTCGCTGACGACGCGCTTTTTCATGCCCGGTCGTGCCAGCGGTCGCTGATTGGATTTCTGCCACTTTTGCCCGTTGCTCTTCAGGAGGGAGCGCACCAAGCTGACGCGCCTGGGTAACGGTCACTGTGCCAGCCTCCACCGCTTCCCTGACGGCCTGTGTGGCATCGAGAAGGGAGAGCGTTGCACGAACGGTCTGAACGCTGCAGCCAAACAACACTGCAATGTCGTCCTCATCGAGCCCACGGTCGAGCTGGTCTGACATTTTTTTAGCCCGGCCAAGAGGTGTATCAGGTCGGCGAATTTCGTTTTCGCTGACCATGTATTTAGCCATCTGATTTGCTGATCCGCGCTTAACGACCCCAGGAACAAGCAGTGGTGCTTTGCCCTCTTTCAAAAGAAGCTTATTTGCCTCCAGCGTATGTTTAACGCGCTGACGGCCTACAACTACGCAGGTGAGCCCCGTTTCAGAGTCTTTCCAGACGATGATCGGCTCCAGTACACCCAGCTCCTTGATATTCAGAACCATCCCTTCGTCGATCGGCAGGTGTACCCGCTCATCGTAGAGAGGGTGGGTCTTATCGGTGACCAGATGAAGCTTTTCCGGTTCGAACGAAAGGGCGTTGGTTTTGCCGCTGGCGCCGTACACGTCGATTGAGTTTTTAGCCATCAGACAGCCTCCGCATCGCCGGTGCATGAGGAAGAGATATTTTTCAAATCGCGCATAGCTTCCAGGACGTGCATATTGCTGCGGGTTTTTGTGTGGCGTTCAACAATGCGATCACACTCTTTAGCCCAGGCCATTACCTCAGACCTCAAGCTTTTGTTTTCGGCATATATCCGTTTAACCCACTCCTGGACATCAACCCCTTCAGGGCATTCGCTGTTAAGGCGGGTAGCGGTAAGGGTATTGATTGCGGCGGAGCGTTCATCGCAAGCCTGACTGGTGGCCGCCATCGAGATATCAAGGCGTGATGCCAGTTCTTTTAAAAGTGCTGCTGATGCTGGTGGAAGGCCGCTAGCTGCCTCATATGCTTCACGTATCAGCTGCTGTGCTGTTTTGTGCATGTCATTTTCTCCAACTGACGCGCTGCAACGCGCTATTTAGGGTGCAGCAACCCAACCCACGGGAATGGGTTAGATGCTTAGTTAATTTATCGCTTAGCTTCGCCGCCGAGGGCTTTGGTCAAATCAGAAATCAGAGTACTCATTTCACCAGTCATGAGAATCAAATCGGCATCGAACCGCTGGGCTACATCCTCACGGTCGATATCATCATTTTGAGATACGAGCTCGTCTGCGAATTTAATACGCTTAATGGATACGTCGTCACAAAGCGTAAAGCGAATACGATCCTGCCAATCGAGGTATAATTTAGTGACAACCTTTCCGGCTTCGAGGTGGGTATGAATTTCGTCACTTACGAGGTCTTGTTTCTTGAAGCGGCCAATACCTCCGGCTTCCAAAACAGCTTTAATTTCTGCTTCATCACCCAGATTAAAACCATTTGGCGCGCTGCCTGAACGAACCCATTCAGTCATCGTTAGTTCGCCAGGCTCTTCCATTGTCAAAGGAACGACTGGAAGAGAACCAAGGGTCTTGCGCAGGAGTGCCAGGGCATCTTCAGCACGGCGCGCACTGGAGGCATCGACTATTACCAGGTTATCAGTGGTATTCACCCAGATTCGGATGATGGTGTTACGTGAGAAAGCCCTGGGAAGAAGGCTATGTAAAACCTCATCGCGTAGAGAATCCTTCTCTGTCTTTTTCAGACGTCGCGCCTGTTCTGATTCAAGCTTAGAAATTTTCTTGTTGAGCTCATCGGTAATAGTCGGGCGAGGGATAATTTTCTCTTCCCGGCGCATCACGAGCAGAAGCTGACCGCTAACAAAATGAAATAACTGGTCAGAATACTGACCAAGGGGAGATACCCAACCGGATTTAGACATATCCTGGCTCCCGCAAGGCGAGAAACGGAATGGTTCAAGCTTTTCCGCCAGATCCGCGATGGTGTGTTCTTCCACGATGGTAATATCGCGAGAGAGCCGGTAAATAAGAGCATTTTTGAAGAAGTTCATTTCGTTTCCTCGATCCGCCACTGCAATGGCATCAGGTTAGTAATCTCCACACAACACAGGAGAGCACCAGCTGCTGCATCAGCCCGAGCGGATTGGGTTATGGGCCCGTCACCCGGTGGTGCTCTCGTGTCTTGTGTAAAAAGGGCGGCACCAGAAACAAAGGGAAACTGGCACCGCCAAGACTACACACAGCACAGTTATTAACGTTGTGGCGGTGGTGCCTCCACCTGCCGGTATTAGCCAATCTCGGCGACGTACACTGCCCGGAAACGTACTCAAAGAACGGGTTGGCTCGTCACGTGCGCATAGCCGCAATTACCACAACGAAGAGGGCACTGCCGGTGTCCGAATCGAACGGACCTTTTCCCTGCCCATCACCAGATATAGAACTATCCTGGCGTCTGGGATCGAACCAGACTCTGTGCCTTGCTCGTCAATGCCCTCATCGTTGTGCGCTGTGGTGACGGGATTTGAACCCGCATAACGTCCGGCCGGCCGCATGAGATAACCTGTGTTGCGAACATTGGTTAGTGCTCAACTCCCCACACAAGGGGCGCTCTATCCATTTGAGCTACACCACAACGGTAAGAGCACTGCCGCCACCCCTTGCGGGATAACCCGTCTATCTGCCTGGCGGTAGGGCGTTTCCTGGCATCTTCAGTGCTCTTGCCTGTTGTGTCCCCGTCTCTTCCGGGGTGTCACACCGTATCGCCACGATGGTGGATCGCTGTCGTGCATACCGACACTGACTTGCACATTCCGGTTGTCCTGAGAGCGCATGGTTCAAGGGACTCTCAGGCCGCTAACGCTGCATGTGCCATACAGCGGTTGTGAAAATTGCCGTTCACAACTGGAAGCGCACTCCTTCAGTAACAAACCAGTCCCCACGACCGATGGAAGATGGAATGCGCTTTCATGTTGTGTGCCTGCTTTTACCCACATCAGGCGAGGTGGATCCTGGTTATTCCCCAACAACAAGGATTCGGGTAATCTGGATGACTCTGGTCTAATTGGTTGAAATAAAGTGGAACTACTTTCTTTAAGGAATATGCTTTTATCTTTGGCATTGATACTTCCGATGGCGTCAAACGCTTCTGATGCTTCAGACCAACCAAGCAGCAGTCTAAGTGATGGCGTTGAAACCTTTTCAATTGCCTGCTTTGGTATGCCTCAACAGACAACTATCGATATGGATGCATGCTTAGGGGCTCAATTGACTCAGGTTGAATGGGTTAAGGACAAGTACCTGGTAACAGCCCAAAATCGTTTAAAACAAGACAATAAAGATGACCCTCAGCATCTACAGGAACTGACCACTGCTTTTGAGGCTGAAAATAAAGCATGGACTGATTTAATCGAGAGAGCTTCGGCGTCAGTGAAAGTTGATTATGCCGGCGGCACGATCGTTGGTTCGGAAGTTACAACACGCAAAATTGGTCTGTATGAATTACAAGTGCATGATATCTGGGAGCACTGGTTGCGATTTGAGGATTCAACACCTCCACTTTTACCAGAACCCAAGTTCAAATCTGACCAATAGTCATCCAGATTGTTAAAGAGCTAAGCGTCCTACGGGGCGCTTTTTTCATATCTGCGAATCATCCCGGTCTTCGTATGCCCCGGGCGGCTACTTCGTGGGCGTCCTGCCTGTTCGCTACTGATGAATAATATTAGACATCTTACATTTTGAGTCAAGTTGTATTAGTAAGTAATCTTACTTTTTATTGATTGGCACAAAAAAACCCGCTGGCTGCGGGCCTCGATTTGGAGGGGAATGTTAGAGGTCTATGATGATTTGCTTAACAATACCGATAAGGTTTGTATCTTGGCTAACCTCAATAGGCTTAAACGAAGGATTCAATGGGATCAGGTAGGAAAATGGTGGGTCGATTGCTAGCTTTTTCAGGGTCGCCTCACCTCCTGCGACTGTTTGCGCCACCACTATTTTCCCATTTGCCTCATCAACAAAACCGTATTCTGGCTCAACGATTACTATCGACCCATCTGGAATGCTAAGTTCATGATTCGACGTCATTGAATGGCCTTTTACTCTAAGAGCGAATGCCGATTCTGAAAGTTTTCGAGTCGTTTTAACGAGCTCATTCCCTGGATTTCCAATCACTTCAGTCCAATTCCCAGCCTGAACCCAGGAGATAACTGGCACCTCTCTGGTTGAGATGAGATTGATATTAATACCATTTTCAATATCTCCATTACCGAAAACCAACCATTCCGGCGAGCATTGAAGGCATTTACATACCAGTATCAGATTTTCACCAGATAACTTGGTTACATCGCTCTCCCATTGGGTGACTGCAGACGCGCTGACGCCAGCCCACTCAGCTATATCTCGCTGCGTAAGTTTCTTTTGCTTACGTCTAAATCTCAGTCTGCTGCCAACGGTATCCATATGTTCTCCTCGGATTGCACGTTAGCAATCTTACATTTAATTGACGTAAGCATGCTGTCCATATACGATGTAAGAATGCTAACTTTTAAGGAGGTGGTACATGTTAAAAACTCAGGTCGTCGAATACTACGGCGGCATTTCTAAAACCGCCATTGCATTAGGGGTTACCCATAGCGCGGTGTGTCAATGGGGAAATGTGATCCCTCAAAAACAGGCATTTGTTATTGAAAGAATCACAAATGGCAAGCTCAAGTACGACGCAAATCTCTACCTAAAGTCTACAGACCACGCCTCTTAACCGTAACTACAAACCGAATTTCAAAGGGGTAGGTATGAACCCGGAACAATTCATTAAAAACAATGTTGTTAAGGCGCTGCTGACTGATGGTTATTCAGCAGAACAGGCTGAGCAGGGGGGGGTAGAGGCTATTTCGTACTACCGGCGCTCATCGAAGCCGACAACCAAACGCAGGAACATCTTTGATGACTGCCTGGACCAGGCCAGAACGATTCTCAAGTACGGCAAAAAGAAAGGCACCAGGACAAAAGGGGCTCTGATTTAAATGACAAATCTGAAAGAAGTCGTAAAGGCGATGTGCAAAGCCTACCAGGGTGGTCGCGAAGCAATGGCTGGCGCGCTGGGGATGTCTATCACCCAATTCAATAACAACCTCTACGAGAAGAACGGCTGTCGTTTCTTCGAAGTATCTGAGCTGGAAGCGATGGAAGACATTTCCAACACGTCGCTACTGGCTGACTACTTCGCCCGCCGTCGCGGCGCTCTGCTGGTGGATGTGCCGCACCTGGAAGAACTGGATCGCGTGGACTTGTTTAGTCGCGCAATGCGTACCTCAGCAGCCAGAGGGCAGGTGGATCAGATTATCGAACAGGCGCTTGAAGACGGGGTTATCGAAAGATATGAAGCAGAAGAAATCATGGTGCATCACCGCCGCCACCTGGCTGCGCGTGAAGAAGAGATCGCGGCAATTATCACGTTGTTTGCACGCAAAAAGAAGTGACGCCAGCGGGTTGCAGCCCCTGGCGTCGTGGCGTGTCGTTATCAGTGGAGATTACTAACGCATGAACAGTTTACCAACACAGTACCGCAGGTCGCAACTTGTAGCGCGTCCGGTTCCTGGTGGAGAAGGTCCGGTGCAGTTTGTGTATGGGGTAAGAGTACCAGGCGGGTTTGAGCCTGTCTGCTACCAGTTTGCTCAGTGGGTGGTAGGGGACTTTAACGGTCAGGCGGGGAGCGTATGCGAGAACTTAACCGATGGTTCAGAGATCACTACGGTGTGCCCGTCCGGGTCATACGCTGGGAGCCCCAAACACAACGCGTTATATACCTGCGTGAAGGGTACGAGCATGAGTGCTTCAGCCCAATCGAGCAGTTCAGAAGAAAATTCAGGGAAATAGAGGGGACATATGAGCCTGTTAATGCCATCAAGGCCGATAGTCATCAACCCTGAGCTTGCGTACAGCATTGGCCTGAACGAAGCCATTGCGTTACAGCAGGTTAATTACTGGCTGAAGGAAACAACCTCCGGGCTGGAGCGCGACGGTGTGCGCTGGATTTATAACACTACCGAGCAATGGCTTGAGCAGTTCCCGTTCTGGTCAGAGTCCACGCTGAAGCGCACATTCACCCGCCTGAAGAGCCTGGGCGTGCTCAAAATTGAGCAGCTGAACAAGTCCCAGCGCGACATGACCAACTACTACACGATCAACTATGAGAGTGAACTTTTAGATGAGGTCAAAGTGACTCAATCGAAGGGGTCAAAATGCGCTGCTCCATCAGGTCAAAATGACACGATGGAAGAGGTCAATGTGAAACGCTCCACCAGGTCAAAACGAACCGCTCTCATCGGGTCAAAACGACCTGATGATCCTACAGAGATTACAACAGAGAGTACTACAGAGATTACAGGTAAAGACTCTTGTCCGGTTGCGCCGCAACCAGACGAGCCTGATCCGGCGTTTATCGTTCTGGATCATTTCAACAAGATGACTAACTCGAACTACGGGAAGAGCGGAAAGACCAAAACGACGCTGGGTTACATCCGAGGGCGACTTTCAGAGGATTACAGCCCTGAAGACCTGATGCTGGTGGTTGATTACCTGACCGAGAAATGGGCCAAAGATCCGAAGATGAGCGATTACCTTCGCCCGAAAACGTTGTTTGCCCCTGAGAACTGCGTTGAGTATTTCGATAAGGCGAAAAAGTGGGGCGCTGCTGGCCGTCCTGCCTGGGCTAACGGGAAATGGGTTAACAACGACCAGGCGTTTAAATCGAGCTATGCGGAGGTTAATTACACGGTTCCAGTGGGGTTCCGCTCATGAGCAAACCCTTCCTGAAGTGGGCTGGTGGAAAATACACCCAACTGGCTGACCTGTTCCGGTTTATCCCGGAGGGCAAGCGACTGATAGAGCCGTTTGTGGGCGGTGGTTCCGTCTTCCTGAACAGCGACAAGCATGCTGACTTCCTGCTGGCTGATGTTAACCCTGACCTGATCAACCTGTATCAGATGCTGGCACTGGTGCCTGACGCGGTTGAAAACCATGCTCGCTGGATGTTCGAACACATGGGGCATCCGGACGGATATGAACTGATCCGCAAAGAGTTCAATGCGCAGACCCTCGACACCACCGAACGTGCGTCAGCGTTCCTGTACCTGAATCGCCATTGCTTCAACGGCCTTATGCGTTACAACCTGGCGCACCAGTTCAACGTAGGCTGGGGAAAATACAAGGCACCGTACTTCCCGTTCAATGAGCTGAAGGCGTTTGCTGATATGGCTCATAACTGCGTATTCATGACCTCGGGATTCCGCCGGACCCTTGACCTGGCTGGAGCGAATGACGTGGTGTATTGCGACCCGCCTTACGAGCCGATGCCGGGTACTGCAGGATTTACCGCGTATGCCGCTGGTGGCTTTACCTGGGATGACCAGGAGCTTCTGGCAGAGCGTTGTGTTGAAGCCCACAAACGTGGCGCGCGGGTTGTTATTTCAAACTCATCAGCCCCGAAGGTCATCGACCTGTACCGGGAGCATGGTTTTAACCTGGAATTTATCAAAGCGCGTCGTTCGATCTCCTGCAATGGCACCACGCGGGAAGTTGCTCGGGATGTTGTGGCGATCCTTTAAGGGGACTTCATGAAACTGACATTACCATTTCCACCAAGTGTAAACAGTTACTGGCGCGCTCCCAGCAAAGGACCGCTGAAGGGACGCCATATGGTTAGCGAGACTGGTCGCAAGTTCCAGAAAGCAGCCAGAGCGGCGATTATCGAACAGTTACGCGCGGTACCAAGACCGTCAAGTGACCTGGCAGAAGTTCACATTGTTCTGTACCCGCCGGATCAGCGCCGCCGTGATATCGACAACTACAACAAAGCGCTGTTCGACGCGCTGACACAAACCGGCGTCTGGGAGGACGACAGCCAGGTAAAACGCATGCTGGTTGAGTGGGGGCCGTTGACGAAGAAAGGGAAGGTTGAGATTACGATTAAGCGATTTGTTGCCCCGGCAGTTGCAGCTGCCTGACAAGTGGAGAGCGTATGAACTCATTGATGAACACTAATAATAACATCGTCAGAATGTCCAGCCGTGACATCGCTGATCTGGTTGAGTCCAGGCATGATGATGTTAAGCGGTCCATTGAGCGCCTGACAGAGCGGGGTGCAATACAACTTCCGCCAATGGCGGATGTTAAAAATCACCTTAATCAGTCGGTCACTGTGTACATGGTCGGTAAGCGCGACAGTTACGTTGTTGTCGCTCAACTGTCCCCTGAATTTACCGCCCGTCTCGTTGACCGCTGGCAGGAACTTGAAGCGGCCAGTAATTCAGTGATACCTCAGTCATTCTCTGACGCGCTTCGACTGGCTGCTGACCTTGAAGAAGAAAAACAGCGTCTGGCACTGGAGCTGGCATCGGCGGCCCCAAAAGTGGAATTTGTCGACCGTTATTGCACTGCGAATGGTTCTCTCTCTTTTCGGCAGGTGGCAAAGCTACTGAAAGCCAAAGAGCCAGAGCTCCGTTTGTTCCTCATCGAGAGAGAAATAATGTACCGGCTGGGAGGTACGTTAACGCCTATGGCCCAACACATTGACGCTGGTCGATTTGAAGTGAAAACAGGGACGTCACAGGCATCAAACCATGCGTTTAGCCAGGCACGATTTACAGCCAAAGGTGTGCGCTGGATCGGTGGTTTGTGGACTGAATACAAGGCCGGAGGTCATGCAGCGTGAGAGCCTTGCTAACACCTGAAATAGCCCACCGTATGGGTGTGGTTCTTTTTCGGCCTGGTAGTGAACTGATGCCGCTGTTCAGACGCGGGCGGGTACTGATTGAACCAGAGCCAGAAAACTACTCAGAACACCCGACGGGAGCTATACCACCGGCAGGACAGCCCCTGGCTGATGACCCGTCGCTGTTAACTGTTTTTGAGAACCCGGAAGTTATCATTCGCGCTGGTGGTATCGGCGGCCTGGAGGCGGAGCTTGAGCGCAGTTTTAAATGCCAGTATCCACATGGCACCTGGCATAGCGAGAATTTCACGCTATTCCGTCATGAACCTGGCAGCATCCGGCTGTGCTGGGCCTGCGATAATCTGGTTCGTGACCAGTACACCGAAACACTGGCGGGTATAGCGCGAGTAAACCTGGTATCCTGGATGATATCCGTTATCCGCTCACAACTGGGCTTCAACGAAGACCATACGCTGACTATTCCCGAGCTGTGCTGGTGGATGGTCATCAACGATTTGGCTCATGTGATACCGGAGGGACTGGCTCATAAAGCACTGCGTTTACCACCAGTTAAGCATCAGTCGGTGATGAAGGAGAGCGATTTAACTCCTGGGCCAGCGGCTGCAGAAGTCGTGCAGAAAAAGATTCTGGCTCTGCGAGTGGACCCTGAAACACCTGAAACATTCATGCTGAGGCCAAAGCGTCGCCGTTGGGTAAACGAAAACTGGACACGCTGGGTTAAGTCTCAGCCGTGTGGCTGCTGTAACAAACAGGCAGATGACCCCCACCACCTGATAGGCCACGGACAAGGTGGAATGGGAACGAAAGCGCACGACCTGTTTGTGTTGCCGCTTTGCAGAGCGCATCACGACGAGTTGCACGCTGACACCGTGGCATTTGAACAGAAATACGGCTCACAGCTGGAGCTGCTGTTTCGATTTTTGGATCGTTCGCTGGCAATCGGCGTACTGGCGTAAGTGGAGACGCAAGATGATTAACCCCTCTGAAGTTGGCAAATCAGGCGAAATGGTTCGCCTCCGCACTCTCGAAAGTATCTGGATACAGGGTAGGCTGCAAATGTGGGGCCGCTGGTCGTATATCGGTGGCGGCAGTGGCGGGAATATGTTTAACCAGTTACTGGCTTCCGGGAAAGTCACTAAAACAGCCATCAACGAAGCATTACGCAGGATGAAGAAGTCTGGCATCTCGAAGCCAGAGCTTGAGGCGTTTTTTCGTGAAATACTCGCGGGGAAAAACAAAAGCGGCCTGGCCTTCTGTACAGACGATGAAGGACTGCTGATTGATAAGGTACTGGGGGCAGTCCTTATTACGGGTGGTCACAAAGAGCTGTATTACCTGCTGGTGGAGCATTACCGGTTACGGAAGAGCAAACGCCGCATAGCGGAAGAGCTTTATGACAAGCATCCAGACTGGTGCTTTATGACCTGCAGGCGAAGAGTTGATGCATGGATAAGTTTGGCAGAATCGATGCTATATGCACCAATGTGTGACGCATTCGGCACAAATGGCGACAGATTTTACTTGCAAAGTGAGCCAGAAACTGCTTGAATTGTGATAGGCTCGGGACGTTAAAGCGAACTGAGCAGCAAGAAAAAATTAAAAGCCCAAGGTTAACCCCCTTGGGCTTTGTCATTTCTGCAATCTCAGCGCTGTTTAAAGGTTTCATACCCACAGCTGGAGCATTTGTAATAGTCTCTCTGAACTCCCAACCCAATGAAATCTGGGTCATCTACGGTTCGGTCAAGGCTATAGCTCATCTGTGAGCATCTGGGGCATTTCTCCCCACCGCTGGATTTGATATATGCCTCAAGCTCGGCGACCTGCTGTTTGAGACGATCCACTTCGTCGGGCACTGTTTTTAACCTTTTCCACAGTGGGATTTTTTCCAGTAAAGAATCCAGTTCGGAGAGTATCCCCATGAGTCACCTCGTTAATAAGACGCTAGTTACGACAGGCGGTATTACGCTATGCAAGCCTGATATTTATGCCCTTGATATCACTACTGATGATAAGGGGAGTAAAGAACTCTACATTCTCAAGAATGGCGAAGAATTGATCCACTTCGAACTTACAGAAGAGAGTACGGAAAAGTTGTTATCCTTGCTCCGAAAGTAGGTCTATTTGCATTGCATCAGTACCCCTGTCACATCGTCGTATAGCATTGAAAATGAAGTTGGCAGATGTTAAATTTCTGGCGTGGTGAATCCCCCTATGCGGAGGGGCAATGCCAGGTCGAGTTATTTTTTTGCGCTTATTGCGAGTCGTTCCTGACCTGGCAGCGACTCACCGGGAGGCACCCGGCACCACACACATACTGCATAACCCTATCTAAAGGCCTGCCATTCCGGTGGGCCTTTTCTTTGGGCAAAAAAAAGCCCGCATGGTTTCATGCAGGCAAGGCAGTTACATTTAGCTTCTGTCCCGGTATATGTTTTTTTGTCCGGAAGTCGAAAGATACTGTCTTGACTACTTTTTGTAAATAACGGATTCAAATCACAAGGCCATGCATTTGCATGGCTTTTTTATTATCAGGTCCCGCAGGAATCATCATCGACATGCTTCGTTGTTAAATCCAGCCTGACGGGCCTGACCCTTTTCAAACACACAGCTTCCCGATCTTTAATCGGAGGCGGTAACTATGGCTAAACGTATGCAAGACAAAGAGAGCATTGCCGGGATGTCCTGGCTGGTTCTGCTGATCATTGCTTGCTGGGGTGGACTTGTCCGCTACCTGATAGATGTGAAGCAGAGCAAGGCAACATGGAGCTTGATCAATGCTCTTGCCCAAATGGTGGTTTCAGGGTTTACCGGCGTTATTGCTGGCCTGGTGAGCATTGAAAGCGGACTGAGCATTTACATGATACTGGCCACTTCCGGAATTAGCGGGGCAATGGGTTCTGTTGCTTTGACCTATTTCTGGGAGCGCATTACCGGAGTCAAGGCGCCATGACAGCAGATCAGATTATCGAGGGCATCCTCGGTAAAGAAGGGGGTTACGTAAATAACCCGAATGATAAAGGCGGCCCAACGCGCTGGGGTATCACGCAGACTACCGCCCGCGCATATGGCTATAGCGGCGATATGAAGGCGTTACCACGGGATACAGCCAAAGCAATTTATCTGTCGCAATACTGGACTGAACCGAAGTTCGACCGCATTGCCGAGTTGTCGCCAGTAATTGCACAGGAATTGTGTGATACCGGCGTGAACATGGGGCCGCGTGTCGCCAGTACATTCCTGCAGCGTTGGTTATCGGCGCTGAATATGCAGGGCAATCTATATCCGGACCTGAAGCCGGACGGCGCGATAGGCAACATCACTATTGCAGCGCTGAAAAGCTATCTGGCCGTTCGCGGCAAAGATGGCGAAACCACGCTGCTGAAGGGGCTGAATTGTAGCCAGGGCGCTCGCTATCTTGAGTTGGCCGAAGCGAGGCCAGCTAACGAAGCGTTTCTATACGGCTGGGTTAAAGAGCGGGTGAGCCTATGACGATGATTATTTTTGCCCTGCTGGCGCTGGTGGCCGTGCTCGTTCTGTTGCTACTGCGCAAATATACCCGGCTGGAGTTTGTTGATCATGCCCGGTTGCTGCTTAAAACATGGTCTGTCCGCCTGGGCGCTGCCGGGGCGTTGGTCGGTGTATGGGCCCAATCATTTCCGGACGCTGCGCTTCATGCCTGGGCGATGTTGCCGCCGGATATCAAAGATATTCTGCCGCCCAACGTTGTGGCGATGATTAGCCCGGCTCTGGTGGTTCTCGCCATTCTTTCTCAGTACGTCAGACAGCCAAAGCTGAAAGATAAAGCCGATGAGCAGCAGGAGGCGCAATGAGCCTTGAATTTACCAGCGGGCTGGTAGTCGTTCTGCTTGGCTTAATCGCTGGCGCGTTTGGGTTAGGCCATGCGCGCGGGACCAGCAAGGCAGAAGCTAAAGCCGAGCAGCAGCGAACCGAAGAGAACGCCGCTGCTACCGTCGCCGCGGCAGAACGCCGGGCTGATGCAACGAAAGGGGCCAGCGATGTACAGGAAGACGTTAAGCGTATGGGCGATGACGATGTTGATCGGGAGCTGCGCGAAAAGTTTACCCGCCCCGGTGGTGGTTGATACCGCCTGCAACTGGGTGCGGATTATCTACCTGACTGACCACGATATTGACGTGCTAGATAAGCAGACCAAGCGCGACATTCTGGCGCACAACAAATCAGTGCAGGCTAACTGCCCGCAACCAACCGAAAAGGCTACTAATAGCTAATAAAAACTGTTGCATCAACACAGCATGAGCATTATATCAGGGAAGACGACACAGTAAGGAGTGCTGCAAGATGAACTTAATGATGGGTGTATTCGGTTCCAGCAACAGGGGAAAAAGTGAAACGCTAATATTTCTGATAAAACTGTTTGAGCAAAGTGATCGCTATGCATCCTTTATGGCAGCAAAACCCCACCCTGGTGGAGAAAAGGATCTTATAGCTGTATTTGAGCGTGATGGACTTAAGATTGGGATATCCACTTTGGGGGATTTGGGCTCTCAGGTTGAAAAATCTACCAAAGAGTTAGCTGAGATGGGATGCAACGTGATCATCACTGCTACACGAACTCAGAAGAAAACAGTTGTTGCTTTTGAAAAGGTTGCTGAAGAGTTCAGTTTCAAAAAACTGTGGTTTGAAAAAAACAACAATATGAATGATTGTTGCAATAATTGGCCTAGTAAGCAGGAAGGGTTTGAGGCAATAAAAAGAAGCCGCTTTAATCAAAGTAATATGATGGATGCCAGTTTTATATTTAGCTACATCGACGGATTACCAGGTTGATTCGTTGGCAATAAATATCAAATACAAGTAAATACGATGCCTCGCAATAGCGGGGCTTTTTATTACCAGAAGCAGGAGAAGAAAATGTTTACCGTTAAGCAGATTATTAACAACGCCACCTCATTGTATGAGGCAAAAGAAATCACCGTTGCTCGCCCTGGCTCTGAGCAATGGCGTCAGGCTTTTGCTCTTGCTGATGAACTGGATGTTATGGCGCCTGACATCATTGAGCATATCCCGATGTCCTATGAGGACCAAGATATGACGAAACCAGTTGGCGATGAGCATCAACTAACGGTCGAGCGTACTGGAGCAATCCGGGCTGATTGCATTGCCATTATTTGTTCAGGGATTCCTTCGCCAGCTTTCCCGGACATACATGAGCTTGGTGGTGTTGGTTATCAGTTCCTGTACAAGGGTGATCAGATTTACATCACCAACAGCCACGGCTCAACTATCGAGACCGTCAAATAACCGAATCAGAAGAAAACTAAGCCTCGCTATTGCGTGAGGCTTTTTAATTCAAAAAGGTAAAGACGATGGATGAAGAAGATCGTAAAGACCTGCAATTGTGGTTTGGTCTATCACGCGCCGCTTTTTGTGTGATGCCTCGTGTATTTATGGAGGCTATGCCACCCGAATGGCAAGAGAAGATGGCTCAATTACTCTTTGAATATGACGATACTATCAAAACTAATATTTGCGGTGTCCATAGTTGCTTTGTGACCACCAGGGACGAAAACAACCGCTTTATGAAGATGCCTGACGATATTCTTAATTATCGTCATCCCCGGCGCGAGTTCATTGAATCCTTCCTGAAGAAATAGCCATTACAGAGCCATCTTCCGAGATGGCTCGATAATGCTTACCCGACAAGAAGCATAGATCTGGTGTCGACCAAAGAGGTGATCCACATCTTGACGGCTCGCAAAGACGAGAAGTGACTGAGCAACTCTGAGAAGAAGTGGCAATGTTGCGGTTATAAAACTCTTTAAATGCCCGTCACGGGGCAATTCAACCACAGAGCCTTGCGGGGTGAGTCTATGGGGTAAGCAGTGATGCTTTCACTCTGTGGGCTGCTTTTATCCGCGTGAACTTAGGCTCACCACCGAAAGGGATAGAGGTTAATGATGTCAGAAGATATTTTTCCTATTTTTTGTAAAGACTACGTTTTGAATGGTCGTACCATGTCTATCCATTTAGCCGGGTGCAACGAGAAAATAAGAGGTAATTGTGGTTCTATAACCATCAAAAAATATGTCGCGTATATTATTGATGAAATTGATGGTGACCCGGTCGTTTTTCATGAGTTTAGAGAAGATAATATTGAAGGAGCTATTTCTCTTTATGAACGGTTGATTGCAATTTCCGTTGCTACAAACGAAACGGAGGGCTGATGTTCTATTACATCTGGAATGGCTTATTACTCATCATCATCATAGGCTTGCCGATTGTTTTGATGATCGCTTCAAATGGAGCGCAACTCACGTCTATGTCTTGTCGGGAAATGCGTGCGCGGTATGGAACACCCAAGAAGAAATCAAAAGACACCTGATGGCATAGCTTACGGCGGGGGAGGTTGATGGCTACGATTAAGGATTTATCCCGGCAATTGCAGCAGTTGCAGAAACAAATACCCTTCGCCACCGCTCGGGCCATGACAGCCGTCGCACGAGAAATTGCCGCAGCGCAAAAAGTCGTGCTGGGGCGAAAGCTGGAATCGCCGACGCCGTTCACGGTTAATGCTGTGGGCTCATCGGGGGCCAGAAAGAACAACCTCCGCGCGAAAGTTTATGTGCGTGATATCGCCGCTGAATACCTGGAGCCCTTTGAGTTTGGCGGTGAGCATAAGCTGAACAGCCAGGCGCTGCTCAACCCGAAGAACATCAAACTGAACAAGTACGGCAACATGCCGCGCAATAAGCTGTCGCAGTTGAAAGCGAAGCCCAATGTGTTCGTCGGTGAGGTCAATGGCGTAGATGCTGTCTGGCAAAGACGTAAACCAATAAAGGCGAAAAAGAAACGCGCTAAGCGCTTAGCAAATGGTACGCGTCGACCAAAGCGGAAACAGCGCACTCCTAAGCTGCTGGTGAGGTTTGGCGATGCGTTGCCCGTAACGCCAGTGCTCGGGTACATGGACCGCTCACGGGCTATGGCGGAAGCATTGATGCCCGGTGCGCTGAGCCGTGCCATCGCTGATGCGATCAGGACGGCGCGGTGACCCGCCCCAACGGGTTTGGGTCCTTCCTGAGACTTTTGTAAGGCACGGGCATTGCGCGCCGCGGTGTTTTTGTAGCTACAACTTTTTATTTTGTGTCCCATGTCCCACCTCAAGGGATCGCCAGCCACTCCAGAGCCGGCACGGATTATTCCATTTATTCCACTGGGACATTCGTGTGGGACATTGCAAAAATGTCCCAGGTAAATGTCCCAACTCAAAAAATGTCCCAGGTGATGTCCCATGACCATGATGAATCAGAGCCAGTATGCGCAGCACTCAGGCGTCGATCGCAAAACGATTGGGCGCTGGATTAAAGCCGGCCGTTTCATCGTGATGGACGGTGACCTGATTGATGTTGAAGCGAGCGATGCTGCACTGAAGAGAAACCGCGACGGAAAGGATCCGCGCGCATCGAACGCGAAGAAAAAGAAAACGCCGGCGGTCGTTGATGATGTCGGTGATGAACTTGAAGACACTGCCAGAAAAATTATCCTTACCGAAGGTGCCGATCTTACCCGGGAGGAAGCCGCGCGGGTGCGCGAAAACTATATGGCTCTGCTGGCCAAACTTCAGTATGAAAAAGACAGTGGCCAGACGATTGAACTGGTCGCCGCCGAGGAGATTCTTTTCAACGCCTTTCGCCAACAGCGTGATGCCTGGATGAACTGGCCTTCCCGGGTGGCACCGCTTATGGCCGCTGATCTGGATGTGCCGGCGGACAGGATGACAGAGGTGCTGATCGAACATGTCCACAAACATATCTCAGTCCTCGGAGAGCCAGAATTTAACTCAGCTGAAGATTGAACGACTTCAACTGAGTGTCAGAAAAGGATGGACGCCACCGCCGCGTATCAGCGTTCCGCAATGGGCGGATGACTACCGGAAGCTGGCTAAGGAGGCCGGGAGTACGTCAGGGAACTGGGAGACCTCGACTGTAGAAATTGCCCGTGGTCCGATGCTGGCGGCGACTGAATCCGGCGTGCATGTCGTCACGGTGATGTGCTGCACGCAGCTGATGAAAACGGCATTGCTTGAAAACCTGTTCGGCTATTTCGCTCACCTCGACCCGTGCCCGATTTTGCTCCTGCAGCCGAAAGAAGAGGCGGCAGAGCAGTTTTCAAAAGAGCGTATCAGCCCGCTGGTGCGGGTGACGCCGGTACTGCGGAAAATCATCGGCGACTCAAAACAGAAGAATTCGAAAGAAACCATCCTCTACAAAGCGTTTACCGGCGGATTTCTGGCGCTGGCCGGTGCCGGTAGCCCCGACAACCTGGCGCGCCGACCTATCCGCGTACTGCTGGCGGATGAGGTGGATAAATACCCGATTACCCGCGAGGGGGATCCGATCACCCTGGCGGAGGAACGAACCGCAACGTTTGGCCTGACCTGGCTTTCCGTCCGCGCCTGTTCTCCGACCGTTGAGGATGAAAGCCGGATTGCTGACAGCTATGCCGAATCTGATCAGCGCCGGGCCTCTGTTGTTTGTCCGCACTGTGGGCATCGGCAGTTTCTGGATTTTTTCAAACATGTTCAGTGGCCGAAAGAGGGTGATAAACACCTGACAATATCAGCCATGATCCACTGTGAATGCTGCGGTGCCGGCTGGTCTGAAGGTGAGCGCCTGCGCGCATTACAGACTATCCGCTGGCATCAGACCCGGCCGTTTGAGTGTTGCGGTTCTCGCCACTCCCCGTTGCTTGAGTACGATCAGGCCTGGCGGGCGAATGATGAAAATAGCGTGGCTGCTGTCTGGAAATGGTCCGAATCACCGCGGCATGCGGTCTACCGGGCGATTTGTCCGGATTGCGGCAAAGAGGCTGTCGATAACCACCATGCCGGCTATCAGGCTTCCAAACTGTTCAGCCCCTGGCAGAAAGATAAACCGTCGGATATCGCGGGAAAATATATCAAGGCGAAGGGGGATCCGGATAAAGAGCAAGCCTGGTGGAACACGCAAATGGGATTGCCACACAGACCCAACCACGGCAAACAGCTGCCGGTTGATATTCTGCTGGCGCGTCGTGAAGTCTTCCCGGCCATCGTTCCTGATGGCGTGGCTTTGTTAACTGCAGGCGTAGATACCCAGGATGATCGCTTCGAAATCACGATCACGGGCTGGGGAAGGGATGAAGAATCATGGTCGGTTTCCCACGATGTGATTTTTGGCGATCTGGAAACGGATGAGCCGTGGAAACGACTCGATGCGTACCTGAAACAGATCTGGCGCCGGGGTGACGGTCGTGGACTTAACATCATGGCGACATGCATGGACTCCGGCGGTCACCACACGCAAAAGGTTTACGAATTTGCTAAGGAACGTCTTGGCCGCCGTGTATGGGCGATCAAGGGTGAGTCTGCTCAGAGCGGCCGGCGTAACCCGGTCTGGCCGACAAAGCGCCCGACATCGAAAAGCAAAGCCAGTTTCCGGCCAATTATCATCGGCGTGAACTCTGCCAAGGATGTGGTGCGCGGTCGCCTCCACCTGGACCCTCCTGCTCCGGGCGCAGCCGCGGCGGGTTATATGCATTTCCCAGATGACCGTGACCTGGGGTATTTCAACCAGCTGCTGGCCGAACGTCTGGTTTATAAAGTGACTGCAGGTCAGCGTTTCAGTGTCTGGGAGCAGATACCGGGGAGAGCCAATGAAGCGCTCGACTGCCTGGTTTACAGCTACGCCGCACTGTGTGGGCTCAAGCATATGGGGTTAAAGCTCAACGTTCGGGCCGCCAACCTCGAAGCCAACCCTGAAAAATTCCTGCCGGCACCTGCCGTACCAGAAGAAAAAATCAGCTACGAGTTACCCGGCGCGGTTATTGAAGAATCGGCGCCCGTTAAGCGTAAGCAAATTTCTAAACTCCTGCCGCAATAAGGAAAACCATGTTCAACCGGAATACCAGTCTGCTGGCTGGCTCGATGACTGATGAGCAGCTCAGGGACGCCCTGCAGAAAGCTCAGCAGGCATACATTGATTTAACAACCGGGAGTCGCGGTGTTTCATTTTCCTATTCGCAGGGAGACGGGACACGGTCGGTGTCTTATCAGCAAAGTTCTCTGGCTGACCTGCTGGCGCTGATTCAGTTACTGCAGGCGCAACTGGGGATCGTCGCGAGACCGCGGAAGCCAGTGAGGTTTCGATTCTGATGAATAAAGTGCAAATTCTTGGCCCGGATGGTACTCCGTATCGCGCACCGCGGCCCAGCATGCTTACGGGCGGCAGCCGGGTACCTTATGACGCCGCCGATTCGTTTAGTGATCAGCTTGCGAACTGGCAGCCAGCGTTATGGTCGCCAGACAACGAAATCAACATCTATCGCGATCGCATTGTTTCCCGCGCCCGTGACCTGGTCCGTAACGACGGGTGGGCGAACGGTGCCGTTACCCGCCTTCTGGATAATGCCGTCGGCGCCAATTTCCGACCCATTATGAAACCCGATTACCGTGTTCTGCGTATGGTCACAGGTAACAAAGCCTTCGATTCGACATGGGCGGAAGAGTATGGCAAGGCGCTTGAAGCGCACTGGCGCACCTGGGCGTATGACACCGGGCGGTACTGCGATGTTGAACGGAAGATAACGGTTCCTCAGATGTTGCGGCTTGCCTTCCGCCACAAACTTATTGACGGGGATGCATTGATGGTCCTCCAGTATCGGCCGGATCGGTTAGGGCGCGGCAGGGGGCGATACGCCACAACAATTCAGGTTGTCGATCCTGACAGACTTAGTAACCCGCAGCAGAATTTTGACATGCCGAATATTCGCGGTGGCGTGGAGATTGATGATGACGGCGCGCCGATTGCTTATCACATCCGCGAGGCGCATATCGGTGACTGGTGGAGCGGCGCCAAAACTATGACATGGCGGCGTATACCTCGCGAAACATCCTGGGGACGTCCGCATGTCGTCCATGATTTCGACCATGAGCGGGGTGCTCAACACCGCGGCAATGGCATCCTGACGCCGGTCATTCAGCGTCTGAAAATGCTGGTGAAATATGACCAGAGCGAACTGGAGGCCGCCATTCTGAATGCCATTTTCGCAGCATATATAGAGTCACCTTATGATTCTGAAATGGTTCAGGCTGCGATGGGGGAAAGCTTCGATGACACCAGTCTGGGAGCCTATCAGGACGGCCGAGTGGAATTTCACAATGACCGCCGGCTGACCCTGCAAAATGGCGCCAGGATGCCGATTCTTTACCCAGGTGAAAAAATCACAACGGTTAATGCCGCCCGGCCGTACAGCAACTTTGAGGTGTTCGAATCGGCCGTGCTGCGTAACTTCTCGTCCGGTACCGGGCTTTCCCCGCAACAGGTCACTCAGGACTGGTCAGATGTTAACTACAGCTCCGCGCGATCTTCATTGCTGGAAGCTTGGAAGACACTGACCCGACGTCGTGATGATTTTTCAATGGGGACCGCGCAGCCTGTCCTGACTGCGTTTGCAGAAGAAGTTCATGATAACGAGGACCTGCCTCTGCCGTCGGGTGCGCCTGACTTTGTAGAGGCCCGCGCCGCCTATTCCCGCGCGCGCTGGATGGGGCCTGGCCGCGGCTGGGTAGATCCGGTTGCAGAGAAAAAAGGCGCCATTCTTGGTCTGGATGCGGGGCTTTCCACACTCGAAATTGAAGTGGGGGAAAACGTCGGCGAGGACTGGGAAGAGGTGCTTGACCAACGGCAACTGGAAATTGAGTCCTGCCTGAAACGCGGTCTCCCATTACCCAGTTGGGCGCAGGCGGACAAGTTCGCCAGCGAGACAATCAAAGATCCGGAGGAAAAGTGAATCTACCTCATCTGGCGCAACGTCTGTTTAATACGCCGCTGGCCCTTCATCCGAATAAAGCCGAGGTCATCATGGCCGCGGTTATGGACCGGTTTGGCATCAGCAGAATCGAATCCTCTCTGGCGATGGAAGACGATGACTGGTACGGCTACGACGACAAACGTGGTCGGGAGTCAAAACGCGACCCCGGATATGACAACGTGGCCGGGGTCGCCGTGATCCCCATCTGCGGTACGCTGGTTCAAAAACTGGGAAGTCTGCGACCCTATAGTGGCATGACCGGTTATGACGGCATCCGCCAGTCATTTCTGACCGCGCTGGCCGACCCGGAAGTTAACGGCATCTGCTTGGATATTGATTCGCCCGGCGGTGAAGTGGCCGGGTGCTTTGATCTCGTGGATGAAATCTACAACGCCCGGGGCACGAAACCCATCCATGCCATTCTGACCGAAAATGCGTATTCCGCAGCGTATGCGATTGCCAGCGCGGCTGACCGTATTTCCGTTCCCAGAACCGGCGGTGTGGGTTCAGTCGGCGTCATCACCATGCACCTGGACTGGACGCAGCGAATTAAAGACGACGGCCTGAAAGTGACGATCATTACCTTCGGAAGCCGTAAAGCCGAAGGTTCCCCTTTGCGGGAGCTCTCTGAAGAAGCCTTCAATGCCATCCAGCAGGACATTAACGCGATGGGGGAATTGTTTGTGAATACCGTCGCCAGAAATCGCGGGATCAGCGCGAAGGTGATTAAAAGTACTCAGGCTGCCTGTTTTATGGCTGCTGATGGTGTGGAGATTGGACTGGCTGATGAGGTATGCCCTCCGGATGCTGCGTTCAGACATTTACTTGAAAAAACAGGAGCCTGAAATGGCAAAGAAACCGTTTAGTTTTGCCCACCTTATCGGATTTGGCGCGTCGGCTTCCGAAGAGGAAGACGATAAAAAGTCCAAAAAGGCGAAAGCCCGTCGTGCGGAAGAAGACGAGCGCGATGATGATGCGGAAGACGATGAGCGTGACGACGACGCTGAAGAAGACGAACGCGACGACGATGCGGAAGATGATGACGACGATCCGGACGCTTCCGAAGAGGATGATTCCGACGATGACGACGACCGCAAAGAAGGCAAGGCGGCCAAAAGTGCCCGCATTGCTGAGCGTAAACGTTGCGCCCGCATCTTCGGCAGTAAGCATGCCGCGGCCAATCCGTCACTGTCCGCTTCACTCGCATTCAACACAGGGATGAGCGCTGCCGCCGCTATCGACGTCCTGGCATCTACCGCGCCAGCCACTCAACCCCAGGCGACGCGCAAGCGCTCTCTCGATCAGCGCATGCAGGAAAGCGAGAATGTCCGGCTTGGGCTGGATGGGGATAAACCATCTGGCGGTAAAGCGACGCTGGTGAACAAAATGACCAGTCTCTACAACTCCACCAAAGGAGAGAAATAATGGATCAGTATGGTCAGAATCAGTTTGCTCCGGGTATGAAAAGTGCCTTATTTATGCCGGACCAGCTCATCGCCGGTACGCTTCAGGTAGTTACTGATACCGGCATTATCACCGGTGGGACCTATAAGCGTGGAACCGTACTGGGGATGGTGACCGCCAGCGGCAAATACACTGCTTGTGTGAAAACGGCTGAAGATGGCAGTGAAACGCCTGTGGCAATTCTTGTTGATAATGTCGATGCCTCGTCAGCCGATCAGAATGGCGGACTCTATCTGATGGGCGAGTTCAACCAGAACCATATCATTATTGATGCATCATGGACTCTGGCGGCAATGAAAACGGCGCTGCGTCCGCTGGCTATTTTCCTGAAAGACAGCACTCAGGCCCCTGTAGCCACTTCCTGATTTACCCCTCTTACCTCTGACCCAATGCTTTAACCGGCAGAGGCTGACTCATTCCAATTTTTGCCAGCGTGCAGCTGGCATTATCAAGAGACTGAATATGGAAAATATTTTTGATACCAACGTGCTGGTACAGGTCGTTCCTAACCTGAAAACCAGTCAGAACTGGCTACTCGATCGCTTCTTCCCGAATGTCGTGACATACGAGACTGAAGAAGTGGCGATTGATGTTGATGTCGGTCTGCGTCGTATGGCGCCGTTTGTCTCTCCGCTGGTGGAGGGCAAGCTGGTCGAGTCCCGTAAATACCAGACCAATACCTTTAAACCTGCGTACATCAAAGACAAGCGCGCCCCTGATCTGCGTAAACCGATTCGTCGTCAGATTGGCGAGCGAATTGGTGGCGAATACACCGCCGCCGAACGTGAAATGTTAAATCTTCAGTTTGAAATGACTGACCAGATCGACATGATCAACCGTCGTCTGGAGTGGATGGCGGCCAGCGCGCTGGTGTCCGGGACCGTCACGGTCACCGGGGAAGGTTACGAAACTAAAGTGGTGGATTTTGGTCGTGCTTCCGACCTGACCATCACCCTGAGCGGTTCGGACAAATGGCCGCTGACCGTTGCCGCCGGCGCGACCAATACCCAACCTTCTGATGATATCGAAGTCTGGCAGACCACTTTCCTGAAAGAATCCGGTTCTGTCGCCACCGACCTGGTCTTCACGAATAAGTCATGGCGTGCATTCCGACTCGATACCACCATCAAGGATAACGCCATCACATTTCCGGCGCTGAGCCCGTTTGGTAACCAGATTAATGCGGGCCCGCAGGTCATGAAGGGAGCTATCTATAAAGGCCGCTGGGGTAACTTTGACCTCTGGTTGTATAACGACTGGTTTATTGACCCGCTTGATAATGTCGAGAAACCAATGATCCCTGATGGCGCTGTCATCATGAGCGGCGCGGACCTGATGGGCACCCGTGCCTTTGGTGTGATTCTGGACCCGGCATTCAACTATGGCCCGCTGGCTTATGCGCCCAAGTCCTGGGTGAAAGAAGATCCAGCGCAACGCCTTATCCTGATGCAATCCTCCCCGCTTGTTATTCCGAGCCGGGTAAACGCATCCCTCTGCGCAACGGTGGTCTGATATGGCTAAAACAATCAAAACCGGGTCGGTGGATGACCTGAATGCGGAAGGCACCGCCGAAGAAGTCCTGAATGTTGACGATCTGAATGCAGGAGGCATCGTTCAGGATAACCAACAGCATGACGAAACAGACGGTGATTCAGCAGAGGAAGCGGATGGCGATGAAGATGAAACCGCTGCCCCTGAATACGTCGTTCTGAAGGGGAACTGCATTCGCCATGACGGCGAGATTTACCGCGAAAATTTGCGTATTCCGGTCTCCGGTAAGGACGCAGAACGTCTGCTGGCTGCAGGTGTGATCGCCGATGTTCAGGTTCTTCGGCAGCGTGCGTTATCTGCTGCGCGTGGCGTGAAAATTACTACGGAGTAAGCGCGATGGGAGTGGACTGGGATTTACACCTGTTGAGTCCGCTACATGGCGTCTTCGGCGATGAACACGAGTACCGCCCTAAAGACGGTACTCCTCCTTTCACGATTAACGGCATTTTTGACCGTGGGTATGCCCAGGCTGCTGAAAACCTCGATGGTGACTCAGTGATTAACACGTCAAGTCCGATGCTCGGCGTACGTGATGCCGAGTTCCGCCAGTTGGGTAAATCTCAGCCGATGGAGTCTGACCGCGTGTTTATTAAAACCGTCAGCGGCCACGTCATTAATCAGTTATTCGTGGTGTCCAATGTCGAGCCTGACAGTCATGGCGGATCCCGCCTTGTTCTCAATGTGGTGAAAGCACGATGAATGCATCAGCTATTCGCAAAATGGTGGTGACGGCGTTGGTCGGGCACACCGATGCCGGAGACCGCGTTTATTCCCCGCGGGACTGGCCAACCTCGGCGGCGCTTTATCCGGCGCTGCTGGTACAAACCCCGTTTGACCATAAAAAGGCGCAGGGGCGGAATACGCCGGCGTTTACTACGGTGACCACCGTTCGCATCACTGGCCGCGTCCAGGAGTATGACGGGGAAGCCGATGATGATGGCGCCATGCGGGCCGAGGAGGCTCTGGAGGACCTGCGCGAGCAGGTAGAAAGGGCGGTCATCAACAGCTACGAGCTCACCCGTAAAATCCAGAAGTACGCGGAAATCCGTTCGACGATTAACGTTGACGGCGAGGGGGAAGCACATCTGGGCCAACTGCTGTTCGAAATCGATATCGAACATTATCAGGGGCCGGAAGACTTCTATCCGATCGACCCGCCACCGCTGGAGGGGATCGATATCACCGTCGAAATGCCAGCCGGCACGTTCAAGCCAGGTATAAAAATCAACCTGCAGGAGTGATCCATGTTTGTAAAACCAAAGGACGGGCTCAGTGTTCGCTGCCCCGTCAGGGGAGAGCCTTTGCCCCAAGAGGGCGGGGAAGTTCCGGATAATACGTTCTGGCGCCGTCGGTTGAAGGATGGCGATGTCAGCCTGGTGCTGGAAAAAGGTGTGAAGAACACCGCTAAAAAAGAGGACGCTTAAATGACCGTTCCGTTTTCACGCGTACCCGGTAATCTCCGGACGCCGTTGTTTTACGTCGAGTTCGACAACTCTATGGCCAATACTGCGACGGCGACGCAACGAACCTTGCTGATTGGCCAGATGCTGGCCGCCGGTACGACGCAGGTCAATATTCCCGTTAAAGTTTCCTCCGCCAATGGTGTTAGTGAACTGACCGGCAAGGGCTCGCAGTTGCATGGCATGATGACGGCCTATCAGAAGAATGATACGGCCGCGGAAATCTGGATCCTGCCGCTGGCAGACGACTCCGGATCAATGGTGGCCGCGAAGGGGAGTATCAAGGTCGCGTCACAGGCGTCTGAGACGGGCGTAATTTCTCTCTACCTCGCGGGGACCCGTGTGCAGCTTACCGTGCTGGCCACTGATACCCCGGCGCAAATTGCGACAGCACTGGTGTCTGCTATCGCCAAAAAAACAGACCTCCCGGTAACCGCTGCCATTAAATCGGATGCGACCGACACGGTAGAGCTGACGGCTAAAAACGCGGGGCTACTGGGTAACGGGATTGATATTCGTCTCAACTATCTGGGAACGCAGGGCGGGGAATCGACGCCTGCAGGTCTCACCCTGACCATTACCTCGATGGCAGGCGGCGCCGGCGCGCCTGACTTTGTCGATGCGCTGGGCAACCTGCAGGATAAAACGTTCGATTTCATCGTCAATCCTTACGATGACACTGCATCGCTGGATGCCATGAAGGCGTTTCTGAACGACGCTTCCGGCCGCTGGGCGTGGGATAAGCAGCTCTACGGGCACGCCTTTGGCACAACATCGGGAACCTATGCTGAGCTGGGTACGAAAGGTGAGGCCCGAAATAACCAGCATGAAACGCTGCTGGGCGTCTATCGTTCTCCAACGCCTCGTTATATCTGGTCTGCCGCGCTGACTGGCGCCATTGCCCCGAGCCTGCGTAATGATCCGGGCCGTCCGCTGCAGAGCCTGCCGGTTTATGGCGTGCTGGCGCCTGATCTGCAGGACCGTTTCGAACTCACTGAGCGTAACAACCTGCTGTACAGCGGCATTTCAACGTACACCGTCGCCGACGACGGGACGGTCAACGTAGAAAACATCATCACCACCTACCAGAAAAACAGTTACGGCGATGAAGACGACAGCTATCTGCAGGTGGAAACGTTGTTCAGCCTGATGTTTGTGACCCGCTATCTCCGCACAGCGGTGACCAGTAAGTTCGGGCGCATGAAACTGGCTGCTGACGGGACCCGTTTTGCACCGGGTCAGCCCATTGTTACGCCCAACATCATCAAAGCTGACCAGATCGCCGAATACCAGACGCTGGTGTTTAACGGTTACGCCCAAGATGCTGACGCGTTCGCGAAAAATATTATCGTTGAACAAAATGCGTCCAATCCGAACCGCGTTGACGTGCTGTGGCCGGGAACGCTCATCAATCAGCTGCGTATTTTTGCGCTGCTTAACCAGTTCCGCCTGCAGGCGCAGTCAACAGATACAGGAGCATAAATCATGGCTGATACCTCAAACCGCCTGGCCGGTACCGCCTACGTCACCGTGGACGGTGTGAGCGTGATGGTGGAAGGTTCCTTTAAATACCAGCCGTCCACTGTTAACCGCTCGACGCTGACGGGTATGGATGGTGTGCATGGTTATAAGGAAAAACCGGTTGCCGGGTACATTTCAGCTCGCCTGCGTGACAGCGGCGGCACCAGTGTCCGTGATTTTAACGGGCAGACCAACGTTAACGTGATCGCCGAACTGGCGAACGGGAAAACGATTATTGGTCGCGCGCTCTGGACGGTCAACGTTCAGGAAGTGGAAAGCGAAGATGCGGTGTTCGATGTTCGCTGGGAAGGCCGTGAAGTGACGGAGAATTAATCTATGGCTGAATTAGAACGTACGAAGACCATTATTCTGACCGTCCCCCTGGACGATGCAGCGCAAAAAATACGTTATGAGCAGCTGGAACTGAAGGCCCCCACGCTGACTCAGGTTGAGAAGTTCTACGAAAAACAGGAATCCTCCACCTCGATTGCTGCAATGCGTTTGCTGATTGCCCTGGTGACAGACACCCGGGAAAGCGTACTGGCACCGATGGATTATGTGGATTTTTGCAAATGTAAGGAGTATCTGCTCGGTTTTTTGAACTGGAAGCCCTGACCGCGTGGCAGGAGGTGGCGGCAGACGTCACCTTCTATTTCGGGTGGAGCGACGAACGGGCATGGGGTATGACCCAGAAACGGCTGCTCTGGTGGGTGGCGCAGGCCAAACGAATTAATAAACTGAAGTCCGGAGATCAGGACGATGAGTAATGCATTCGATTTCGAGCTGATTGCGGACGACAGGGTCAGCGCCACCATTGATGAAATCAACGAAGCCATTAAAAACCTGCTCCCTCAACTGGATAAGACGCAGGAAAAGCTTAACCTCGGCGGTGATGAGACGGTTGATAGCCTCGGCGGTGTTGGTAGTCAACTGGATAAAATGGCCCGTAGTGCACGGGATAACGTCCAGTTTATCGGAGACATCATTCCTCCACTGAAGATCGTCGGCGAGCTGGCAGGTAAGATGGCGGCGTTTGGTGCTGCCGGCGTTGTCGGATACGGCATAAAAAAGGTCTCCGACGGCTTCAGGGACGCGGCAAAAGAGGCTTATGACCTCGAAACCCATGCACAAAATACTGCTATGAGTGCTAAGGAGTTTTCGAAGCTTTCCGGGGCGTTACGCATTCTTGGCACAGACAGCGAGACAGCGGCCGCGTCGATTGAAAGCGTCTTTAAATCGCTGAATGAAGCGGCAAGTGGGTCCAATGCCGGGGTGGCGGGCGCTATGGCGCAAATTGGCGCCGAAATTGTCAAAAATAAAGATGGCTCTCTTGATCTTCTTAAAACGCTTGAGTCCATTTCCGGTGCGCTTCAGAAATGGAGCCCATCGCAACAAAAATCCTTCGCTAATGCTGTCGGGCTAACCCCTGATATGTTGACTCTGTTACGTGAAGGCTCGAAGTATGCCGGACTTCTGGCTAAAGCAGAGAGGTTTGGCCTGACCGTTGACCCAGAACTGAACAAGCAGCTTTCTGATGTTAATGTAACCATGAGTGAACTCGGCGCGGCATGGGATGGCTTAATCAACAAGGCAGAAAAAAAAGTTCTGAAATTTGTTATGTCTGATGGTTCCGTTAAGAATGGGCTGGAAGGTGTTACGGATTTGCTCACCAATGGTGATTTTACTGCTCTGTCTCACGCCGCCGGCTTTATCAACACGGATGAAGCTGAAAAGTTACGGCGAATTCAGGGCAACAAAGAGCTTTATAACAAACTCACTCGCCGGGAGCGCGGGGCAGTCGATGCCGGGTTTATGACCGATGCCGTCCGTAAACGCTACGATGAAGAATATGGCGCGACGGATGCGGCAGAGCGTCTACGCGGTGATATGTCGGTGATTGCGCCGCAAAAAGTACCGGGGAATAATTCGGTCCCTTACCGTCAGAATACCGGAGGCGGCCAGTATGACGACGCCCTCAATGCCGCGGGTAAAAAGCACGGCGTCGATCCACGACTTTTGAAGGCTATTATGATGCAGGAGTCCGGCGGAAACCCTAACATTATAAGCGACGCTGGTGCGCTTGGATTGATGCAGTTGATGCCTTTCAACCTGAAGGCGTATGGGGTTACAAACTGGAGAGACCCGAACCAAAACATTGATGGCGGTGCGGGTATTCTGGCTGAAAACCTTCAAAAGGCAGGAGGCGATATCTCCCTGGCCCTTCGCTACTATCACGGGGGTTATGACAAGCGTCGATGGGGTAGTGTTAATGCTGCATATCCCGACGCGGTGCTGGCTCGCTATCAAAAAATTATCGACAGCGACAATCAGGGTAGCGTCAATCAGAATCCAACCCCAAACATTATCCAGCCTTCATCCGGGACAGGTGCCGTATCTGTGAACGATATTACAAAATCGTTCAAGAGTGCCATGGAAGATAACAAGCTAAAACTCGAAATCACCATGGTCAATGAGAAAGGGGATCGAAAGGTTTTTGAAAGCCAGAATGGTGGGCGGATAACGCTACCTATGAGCTATTAGTGATAGATGACAAAGTTCGCAGGGAGAGGCAAACTATCAACACCCTGGGTATTAATTAAAAAGGTTGGTTGATGTGAGTGTTTATCAAGGTATCCTTGTTTTGTTGGTATTGTTCGTTATCTGCCTGATTATGTCTTTTGGAAAAGAAAAGGGCAGAAAACGGACTGTAGCAAGATTTATCACTGGATGTATCTTTGTGGTATTTGTCGGCGTATTCGTTTTGTTCAAAAATGAATTCTCTGAATTGGATAAATGCGAACAAAGCTACCATGGTTTTTATGTCAGTGATTCTTTGTGTTACAACACAATAAATGTGTCTCATGATTATCTAGAAGGGCATGGGGTTAATATTTCTGCAGTCATGTACTTATCAGAGCAAACTGCAGAGATAATAACGACAGATGGTCGAACAATAATTGTTGCCAAATCTCCTGGTGGCTTCTCAATTTCTCCACAGCTTTAATTTCAGTAAAAATAACCATCACCACAAACCGCCACAATGTTGGCGGTTTTTTATACCTGGAGTTCAAATGCCGATTATTCAGGATGCGATTTCGTCGCTGATGGGCGGCGACACCAGTGATGACTGGCAGAGCAAGTTGCAACCCTCCAGTTTCCGGGGTGTCCCGTTTGCCGTTATTGCTGAGGAAGGCAGTCACGGACGCCGGCAGGCAGTACATGAGTACCCCTATCGTGACACTGCCTGGATAGAGGATATGGGGCGCGGTGTCCGGCGGATTGTTATTCGTGGCTTCCTCATTCAGGACAGCCAGATGTATGGCGGTGGTGATGTTATTACCCAGCGTCAGGCGCTCATCACTGCATGTGAAGAGAAGGGCGCAGGCACATTGATTCACCCGACCCTGGGTGAAATGACGGTGGCTATACCGGAGAACGGGCTTCGGCTTTCCGGTTCTGCAGATGCCGGTCGTGTCTTTGAATTCACGCTGATGGCTATCGAGTCCGGGCTTAAGGTTTTTGCGGTTACCGGCAGCAGTTCGGCAGGGAAAACCGTTCGCACAAATTACCTGAAGCTGGTCAGCACCACCGTATTCAGTACCATCGCACGGATTAAAGGTGAAATCCGCGGCGTGACGCAGGCGATCAAAACCATCAAGAGCACGATTGCTTTCTGGTCGAACATGGTGGAGAGCACCACCAATGAAGTGACGAATGTCAGCAACGTTCTCAAATCAACGTTCGGTAATCAGCGCTACGGGCGCTATAGCAAGGGGGAGGTGGGTGGCAGTTCATCAGGTGTAAACGGTAGCGTCTCTGCCGATGACACCGATGATTTTGAATCACTTTCCGCGCAGGTATCTGCCAGCGCCATCATGGACCGCCAGGGGATTTTTGATACCGTCACCGGCCTGAATAGCTCTGCTACGGTTGATGCGTTTGTGCAACGTACTGCTGACGTTATCAACGCGATCCTCAACTGCACTGGCGGTGTGCATGAGCGGATAACTGCCCTAGAAAAGCTGGCCAACGCCACCAGTTCAGAATATCAGCAGTCGTCAGCAGGCGCAGATATAGCGGAAAGCGTCAATGTCCTGATTATTGTTTTGTGCAGCGGCGCAATGGCGGCAGCGGCCGCCGAATCAAATCCGACGAGTCGTAACGAGGCGGAACAGATAACCCGCCGGGTGTCGGATCAGCTGGATGCAGCCCTGCTGGCGACAGGCGATCGCGGCGACGATGAGCTCTACAGTTCATTACTGCTGGTCAGATCGTCATTTCTTGACACCATGTCGGCGCTTTCCGCCAGTTTGAGCGAGCTCATGCAGTTCAATTCTGCGCAGCCACTCCCCGCGCTGACGCTGGCTAACCGGTTATATCAGGATGTCGGGCGCGCTGATGAGCTGGTTCAGGAATCAGACGTACCGCACCCGGCGTTTATGCCTGTTTCGATGAGGGTGTTACGACAATGAGCGATCAGGATGTAGTCACGCTGGCAGTCGGTGACAAAAAAATAGAGGGCTGGGATTCAGTCCGCGTAACGAGATCTGTTGAGCGCTTCCCGTCTGATTTTAGCCTGGGCCTTCTGGACTATTACCCGGGCACCCACGAAAAACAGCTGGTGGTGGAGGGGGCGTCCTGCGAGGTTCATTTCGGTGAGGACCCGGTGATAACGGGTTATGTTGACAACTGGGAACCCGCGATAACGCGTGCCCGACATGAGGTACAGGCGAACGGCCGCAGCAAATGTCAGGATCTGGTGGACTGTTCTGCCGAGTGGCCCAACAACGTCATCAACCGAAGTAATGCGCTGGATATCGCTTCCCGCCTGGCTTCATGGTACGGCATTAAAGTTTCATCCGATGTCAAAGATTTGGTGGAGGTGCCCCAGTTCACGATTAACTGGGGGGAATCGCCACAGGAAATCATCGAGCGAGTATCCAGGTGGTCGGCGCTGCTCTATTACGATTTGCCCGACGGTAACCTGCTGCTTACCCGCGTAGGCACCCGGCGGGCGGTCAGTGGAGTGGCGGAAGGGGAGAACGTCGAGCAGGCGTATTACCGCGCGGATATGTCGGAACGATTCTCTGATTATGTCGGCGTCTCAATGAGCGTTTCGCCGATCGCCGGATTTTCTCCTGATACGGCCTATGATTCGGTAACTCTGGCCACCGCCCGAGATCCTGAAGCGGCCAGCATGCGATACCGGAAACGCATCGTTATTGTTGAAAGTACGCTGATGGCGTCGCAGCAGGCGCAGCGCGCCATCGACTGGGAGATGAACCGCCGTTATGGACGCTCGAAGCAGTTAAGCGTCACGGTAGACAGCTGGCGGGATAAGGCAGGGAAGTTGTGGGAGCCAAATACGCTGATCCCCGTTAATCTCCCCACGCTCAGGTTACCGGACACTGAATTGCTGATAGCCGAAGTCACATTTATGCGGGACAGCGATGGTACGCATGCCCGGTTGATGCTGATGCCGCCAGCGGCGTTTGCAGTGCAACCCTATGCGTTTTACCAGCAGATAGCAGGATTCAGCCAATGAACCAGTTTCGACATATTGCAAACCGTATTGCCAGCATGCTGGGCGTGGGCCGAGTTACTGCGATGCAGGACGGCGGTGGAACCCAGTCCGTGCAGTATCAGACCCCGCTCGAGGTCGCCAGCGCCCACCGACTGGCCGAATTTGGGTTTTCCTCCGGGCTTCCCGTTGGTACCGATGTCGTGCTGGCGTTCCTGGGCGGTGATCGTTCGAATCCGGTAGTCATCGCGACCAACCATCAGGGGTACCGCCATTCAGATCTGAGCCCCGGCGAAACGGTAATGTACAACCAGTGGGGTCTGTACATCCAGTTGACGGAGGACGGTATCAGCATCGATGCAAAAGGCCATGACGTCACCGTCAATAACGCAAAAAACCTGACAGCTACCGCGACAGAACAGGTAAAGCTCATTACGCCTAAATTACTTGTCACCGGGGACGTTATCGATAACTGCGAAACCAACAACAAAACGCTGAAACAACTGCGGGACGCATATAACGAGCACGACCACGAAGTGAAAGGGGTTGAACAAGGCAACGACGCCGTAACCAGCGAGAAACCGGGGGAGCAGGTATGAGTGATATTTCATCATTCTGGAATGTTGATGCGCTGCATGCTGACTGGCGTACCGATCCCGGCGCGCTGGAAACCGGCAACGACCTGCAAACTGCAATCATTATCAGCCTGTTCACAGATCGCCTTGCCCGCCTGGACGATACTTATGACGGTAGTGATCGCCGTGGCTGGTGGGGGGATTCAAACGCCGATACGCAATTGGGGAGTCGGCTGTGGTTGCTGCGACGTGAAAAACTGACGACCAATGTCGCAATAAGGGCAGAAGAGTACGCAAAAGAGGCCCTTGACTGGTTGAAAGTTGATGGTGTGGTCAGTGATATCAGTTGCACAACGCAGATCGTCATACCGAACAGGTTGAATCTGACTATTCGTTATCTGCCGCCGGACGGAGACTGGCAGGAGAGCGCATTTTTCTGGATCTGGGAGCAAATAAACAATGCCGTTTAAACGAAAAACGCTGAGTGAACTACGCGAAGAAAACCGGCAGTTTATGCAGGCAGAACTAAAAAATGTTGGTGCCTTGCTTCGCTTCGGAAACCTGAAGGTTCTGGCTGATATGGATGCCGGTATGGCCCACCTGCACTATGCCTACCTGGATTATATTGCACTTCAGACAAACCCTTTTACGGCAACGGATGAATGGTTGGCGGGCTGGATGGCGCTGAAGCAGACATACCGCAAAGCCGCCACAGCTTCACAGTCGTCATCGGTAGAGGCCACAGGAACTTCGGGGGCGAGACTTCCTGCAGGAACGGTTCTTAATCGGTCTGATGGATATCAGTATGTTACTGATGCCGAACTGATTATTGGTACAGGCAAAAAAGGTACGACAACGATCACTGCCATTTTGCCTGACCTGACTGATGATCCAACTGGTGGCGGAAGTAATGGCAACGCTGATGCAGGCACAATCCTCACTCTTGATGCGAATGTATCCGGCGTAGACAACTCACTAACGTTGGTTGACCCGGCAACCGGTGGTGCTGACATAGAAGGTGTTGAGGACTTCAGGCAACGCGGACTGCAGGCGTACCAGAACCCACCTCAAGGAGGGAGTGACGCCGATTATAAAAAATGGGCGCTTGAAATCCCTGGCATAACCCGTGCGTGGGTAAAACGGCGCGGGATGGGGGTTGGTACTGTCATTATTTACATCATGTGTGATGGCAATGATACGACAAATAATGGGTTTCCCACAGGAGCCGATGGCGTTTCTTCACTGGAAGACTGGGGTGTCTTAAAGGCGACGGGAGATCAGGGCAGGGTAGCTGATTATATTTATCCGCTCCAGGCGGATACCGCAATCATCTATGTTTGTTCGCCAATAAAAAAAGTCGTAGACCTCAGCATTTCAGGTATTCCTAATGCCGACAGCGACACAATACAGGCAATAAAAGATGCTATCAATTCACTGTTTTTTGAAAACGGTAACCCGGATGGCAATGGGAAGATTTATTTATCCGATATTAATGGCGCGCTGAGCCAGGTTGAAGGTTCAACCGGATATGTACTGGAATCTCCCACGCAGAATATCGTTCTGGAAACGGGGGAGTTACCATTACTGGGTGAGGTTAACTTCACATGAGTTTGTACTCCGTTGACGACTATACCCGCGCACTTTTTGCCTTGATGCCCACCGGTCTCGCGTGGTCACGTGATCTAAAAAGCACTCAGTACGCGACCCTCAGGGCGCTGGGCGATTCCTTTGCTCGTTCTGACACTGACTCACAGGCACTGCTTAGTAGCGGTTTTCCATCAACAGCATTAATGATGCTTTCCGAATGGGAGAGCGCACTTGGACTTCCCGATGATTGCGCGATTGGAGAGGTCGGAAGTATCAGCGATCGGCAGCGAGCCGTTGTTTCAAAGCTTATCAGTACCGGTGGTCTGAATCGGGCCTATTACATCAATGTAGCTGCAGCGCTAGGCTATGAAATCACCATAAACCAGTTCCGGCCTGCAATGTGCGGGATGTCGGTTTGTGATGAGCCTATAAACGGTGAGGAATGGCCGTTTACCTGGCAAATTAATGTTCCTGGATCATCGGTAAGATATTCGTATGCTGGGACTACCTTTTGTGGTGATGCGCTGGCGTCATGGGGTGACAAGCAATTTGAATGCTCCATAACGAAAATAGCACCCTCACATATTAATATTATTTTTGCATACGGTCTGGATGCTGAACTGAATACACCAGCATATCGTATGATATTTGATATAGCCATGAACAGAGAATGGCCTGAATCTTAGTTATTTCGATATGTCATCACTGAAATACTGAACTTTAATGTAGATATTTTAATTTGCAGGTATCGCCATGTTAAAAATAAGTGACGTTGAGCCACTCACGGCCCTTGATGGCCTTTTTACTAACGGAAAAGTTGCAAGCGGTATTGCGCCAACAAGGCTGGTTGCCGAATGGTTTAATGCAGTTCAAACTGAACTGGTAAATGTTGTTGAGGGATTTGGTCTTACACTTAACCCGGATGATTCGACCCAGATTTTTCAGATTTTAAAGACAATATCGTCTGCAACTGTACCCGCGGGCACTCCTATCGCATGGCCATCTGACTCCTTACCTTCCGCCGGCTCCTTTGCATTTATGCAAGGACAAACATTCAGCCTTACGGCATATCCGTTACTGGCTATAGCTTACCCGTCAGGTGTCATTCCAGACATGCGAAGCTGGACCATCAAAGGGAAGCCGGCCACCGGGCGTGCGGTGCTGTCTCAGGAACAGGATGGCGTTAAATCCCACTCACACACAGCATCGGCCACATCGACCGATCTCGGTACCAAAACGACAAGCAGCAACGGGGACCACGCCCACACGTGGGGATCGGCAATGCAGAAGCAGGGCGGTAGCGATCAGGAAGTTGGCAGCAACAGCGGCAATAACTTTGGCACAACCTCTACTGCCGGCGCGCACACGCATACCCTGGCTCTTGGCGCTCACTCGCACATCATTACTGTCGATGCTGCTGGTAACGCAGAAAACACCGTCAAAAACATCGCATTTAACTACATCGTGAGGCTCGCATAATGGTTTTTGAAATGTCTGACAAACCTCAGGTGGTAACCGTTTATCATATCAGCGACGATACTGGGGAGCTGGTGGGCGTTGAAGAATTGTCGATCCCGCCTCATACCGGCTTGCCTGCCTGCAGCACTCAAAATTCACCACCCGAAACAGCCACAGGAGAAACGGCGGTTTTTAATACTGCTGCGGGCATGTGGTCTATTTTCGAGGACCATCGCGGAAAAATCGTATACAGCACCATATCTGGAGAGCCTGTTGAGATTTCAGAACTCGGCACCCTGCCAGATGATGTGACGGCAATAGCACCCACTGACAGCTACCAAAAATGGAATGGCGATGGTTGGATTAGTGACCCGGAAGCTAAACACCAGGCTGAAGTGAGCAGCGCTATTGAGCTGTTAACCGAGTTGATGCGAGAGGCAAACGCAAAAATAGCCCCTCTAAACGACGCTGTAGAGCTTGGTATCCAGACCGACGAAGAAGTCATGCAACTGACTGAGTGGAAAAAATACCGTGTTGCTTTGAGCCGCATTGATACAACTACCGCTCCCGATATCGCCTGGCCTGAAATTCCTGCCTGATTTGTTTCTGAGGTAATACTTATATGCCATTTTATTTAACGGGCAACCCTGTTCCGTCGGCAAGCGTGCTCGACATTCGCGATAACTCGCAGAATTTAGATCTGGCCCTGAACGATATTACATCATCCCTCTGGGCTGACAGGCTTGGCCGTAACCGTATGACATGGTATGGCATGGAGTCTGCCTTCACTGTAAAGCTGAGTGACTTTGAATTACGATTTATCTCGCAAATAACGGAGCAGGAAACTGCTTTCGATGTGGCTCAGGCGGACAAAGAAAGCCGGTTTACAACACAACTGGACGGACAGGATGCGCGCTTTGATGCGTTCATCGCTTCATCAGGCTATGACATTATTGGCGATTACACGGTGGGGACTATCCCGGAAGGGAATCCCCTGGCCATCACCGAGTATAACCAACTCATTCGTTATAACAACGAACTCTACAAACTCACGGCAGCGACGAATATCCCGTTCACTGCTTCGGGTAAAACGGACGAAACCTGGACTGCTACAGACTCTGCACATTTCGTTTCTGTCGGTGATGCTGCTCTTCGCCAAAACCTGGGTTCAGGCGACGGGCTAAAACTGGTTGGTCGTTGTGCAAATATATCAGCCCTTCGCGCAACAGAACCGACGCAGAATATTCAGCTTATCCGGACTATCTCCTATTCCACAGGGCTGGCACCAGAAATGCCACGCGGCGGCGGTGATTACGAATATGACCCTGACGACGCCACTTCGGCCGACGACGGGATACTCACGATTGTTACCAGTGACGGCGCACGCTGGAAGAAAATACTTAACAACCTTGCGCTAACCTGCGCTGATGCGGGGGTCTTCCCCTCTGGCGATGATGATACCGATGCCCTTAATGCCTTGTTTACCGTCGTGGCGTCGTTCTGGTGGACGCGCGGGCGTTTCCGGCTGGACATGATGGGACTGAAATTCCGTTCAGCCAGAGGAAATACGGTCGAGTTCGACCCGAACAGAATTGAGTTATGCAACTTTTATATCAACAACGTCTATTACACATCGGCCACTCCATTCGCGATTGTATGCGCCCGGTCAACGTTGCCATTTCAGGACGGTGTTAATCGCGTTCAGGGGAACGTTGAAAACCTGAAAATAGAGGATTCGACCCGTCATACAACATCGCCGGTGACATCCCTGTATCTGGTATCTGATGTTAACGGCGCATCGTCAAGCGTGGTCTTTAATAATCTGGTAGCACATGGTTCCAGAAATGGTATTGCTTACGGCAGTCACTGTTATCTGACGACGTTCAACGGGGGGTCCGTCTCTGCCGGAAATAACAATGTTGATGCCGTTACTGCCGGGCTTGAAACCTCCCTTGTGGACATGGGGGAAAATTTCCGTTTCAACGGGATGACGTTCATGGGGACCCGAATTTTCAACTGGGGGACACTGGGTGCTGAATTTAACTTCACAGATGTGAGTATGGATTTTGTCGCGCTGGGCGTGAACAACGCCAGCGGCTTTGTGCTGGATGTGAAAGGCGGTCACGCAGAATTTAATAACAACTATGAACGCTGGTTCAGCTCATCGAAACCGGCTTATGTCAGCTTTAAACCTGCCTGGGTGGTCTGTGATGGCACGAATGCCACTACCGACCATATGTTTTACGATGATACCGGTGCGAATCAACTTTCCGTTGACAGTGATATAACATACTGGTCAGGCACGGCGGTCAAATCCATGATTAACACCCGGTTGCTGTCAGATAAATCCAACTCCCTGCAGGGGCTTCAGCCTGCGGTACGTGGCGACCTGAATAAATACCTGGTGGATGGCACCTTCACCCGCAGTACGCTCGTTGACCGCTGGTACGCAGACATGAACGCATCGCGTACTGACCGGCTGACGTCAGATACCACAACCCTGACGCGTGGCACCACAACTGACGCTGACGGTAATACAGTTGGATGCCTGTCAATAGTCAAAAAATCCACAGTGGGTGAGGGGTTCCCGTCTGGTGCGCAACTGGTCGTCAAAGTCCCTCGCGGCACCACGCCTGCGCACATTAAGTTTAAGTATAAGGCGACTACCGAGGGTGTGTCAGTGGTCATCACTTCCCGTCTGGTGACTGTCCTGACGTTCGACAGCAACGGCATACCTGTCTTTGGAGACCGTGTCATTACTTCCGCCGCTACAACGGTGACAGCAGGAACAACGGCAGCAGAATATCGCTCATCAACGGGCCTGAACGTCGTTCAGGATTACATGACATATGACTATGTTCAGTTGAGCATTTCCCTGTTCAACGTCCCGACCGGTGGTGCGGAAGTGAAAATCTACGATGTACTGATTAACAAGATTGGGTGATATATGCATTTTTATATTTTCTTTGATGGCGCTGATTATTACGCAACCCCGCACAAATACAGAGCCGAGGAATGGCCCGGTGGTGTTCTTTACGAATATGACGCTGACCCTGATGATGATCAGTCTTTGGTTGCTATGGCTGATTACGTCGCTGCACAAACTGGCGTGACGTTGAGTCTGCAGTTCTCATGGTGAGTACCCCGCCATTACTGGCGGGCATCAAACAGTGCAATATTACTGTCGAGGTATTCAAGTAATACGGCACCTCCGTCATCACCGGTGACGGTGAATAAATTGGGTGCCATGCGGAGTCTGGTGTACGGGTGAATATTCGGGGATTCATCATCCCCGGTACCTGATAAAACAACTGTATATTCATTACCCTCAGTGAGTGACCCCACGCGGCAACCTCGCGCTTCAACGCAGGTCAGCACGGTGCCGGCGGCCGGTAATTCATAATCAGACATGTTTTCTCCTGTTAACCTAATTCCAGTTCGGCGTATGAATCCAGCAGCGTGGCGTAGCCAAGAGAATAATTAGCCTTCTGCCCCTTTGACACGCCAAAATTACCGGAAAATGTGCCTTTTGTTCCGGCAAAATACGCAGCCGGTTTCCCGTCAACATTGAAAATTGCACTACCGTTTTCTGCGTCATTCAGTCTCGCAGTGAAATAAACACGCTTATTCGGCTTGCTTGTGTACTCAGTTTCTGTTGTGCTCATCCCCCAGTTAATGCGCAGCCTGCGACCACTGCCAGTAGTGCGGGTACCGCCAACATTAATTTCAGAGTCAGGCGTGTGAGTTTTTACGATGCAGTCAAAGTTTGGCAGATAGACAGGTTCAGCATCGTAGTTGCCCAGAAGGCGAACGTTGTCGATTTTGATGTGGGATGTAGACAGTGAACCACCGTAAATCGCGTATACAAACTCGCTGGTGCGACCGTTTACGTTCCACTGGATACGACCATCTTCAAGCGTCAGGTTTGCCAACATCCCGTCATCGACGTGAATACAGTGTTTACTGGAAAATGCATACTGGCCATTTCCGTTCACCACGTTGATTTGTTTAACATGTACGTCAACAGTCGGACTATTAGATGTGCCGGAATACGATGTGCTGTTTGTTATGCTGATTGCCTGGTTAATGTGGTACCCCTCCAGGCTGTCAAACACCACGTTTGAAGCAGACCCGATACGAAATCCGCAGTTGGCACCATACAGGCGGGACTGACCGAACCGAACCCAGGAATTAACGATATCCATGCAGTAAAGGTCTTCGGTCTGCTTCACCGTCGGGCTGGCCCCGGCAACGCCGAGATGATGCCCAATATATACACCCTGGCTGTTAAAAATCTTCGCGTTCGCAACACCCAGCAATAAGAAGCCGAAGCGCAGTGAGTTGGCGTTATTAACAAAGAGGTCAGAACCCTCGTATTTGTGAATAACAATATCGTAAGCTGAGTCAACGACAGATCCATCAGTGCAATCCAGTTCCCATATAGACGAAAACTCACCAAATCCATTGGTCCCCGCCAGATAAACCGCGCCTGCGCTCTGATAGGCGTTCACGGTTGATGGATAAAGCCCTTTGATACCCTCCGATTGCTGAGATGGATCGAGGTGTATTTTACCAAAGGTTGCGAGGCCGTAACCGTTGTACTGATATGTGTCAATGTGAACTTCAGCGCCCACAATGACTTTCTCAAACTGCACAGCGCGAGATGACAGCTCAGGGATAATCTTATTAACGCCATTAGCCTTAACGCCGCCTTGTATTAAAACGTTCACATACGGCTTGTAGCACCACTCAAATAAAAATCGCGCCTCACCATGAAATTTAAATTCCCCGACAACACCGCAATTATAACCACCATAATTTCTGAGGTTGTACCGGGTGCTCTCGCTGGTCTGGAATTTATAAATGGTATCAGTAATCTCTACGACATATGGTGTGTCATTGATAATGACCCGACAGTTATAACCGTCTGCGTTTTTCGATGCTGCAAATGCCGCTGCAAATGCTGCATCATCACGTAACCCGCGAGCATAAAAAACAGAAAGTCTGACAACTCGCCCTGAATAAAGCATCGGGCTTAGGGCGTCTTGTACGCTGATTTTCTCTTCCAGCGCAACCAGCGTACCACCACTATTCCCCTCTTCGTCTGAACCCAGGTTTACGCGAATAACCCAGGCAATTTACAATCAGCTTTTTCAAAGGGTTACAACATGCTGATTGGCTACGCTCGGGTGTCTACTGGCGATCAAAACCTCGATTTACAGAAAAATGCACTGATTCGCGCAGAATGTGAGCTGATTTTTGAAGATATGGCCAGCGGAAAGAACGCTAAGCGGCCGGGACTACGACGGGCAATCCGCCGACTTCGTCCTGGTGATTCACTGGTGGTCTGGAAGCTGGATCGGTTGGGGCGCAGTGTGCGCGACCTCATTACGCTGGTGTCAGAGCTGCAGGAAAAAGGCATTCATTTCCGCAGCCTGACCGACTCGATCGACACATCAACGGCCGCGGGGCGTTTCTTCTTCCACGTCATGAGCGCGCTGGCGGAAATGGAGCGCGAATTGATAGTAGAGAGGACCCGCGCTGGCCTGGCAGCAGCGAGAGAGCAGGGGCGTATCGGCGGACGTCGGCGGGTGATGACCCCGGAGGTTGTCGATCGGGCACATCGGATGCTGGCTACCGGCGCCACCCGGCAGCAGGTGGCCGACGTGATCGGGGTAGGAGTGAAGACCGTTTATAAATATTTTCCTGCTGCCACACCAACACAATCATTGCGTTACATCAGCGGCGAAAATTGATAGGTACAACATTTATTGATCTGATCAATTAATAAAACTACTGTATATCCAATCAGTAATTACGGGAGGCTATCATGCTCCGTCAATCAGATATCCGTGAGGCGTTTGCAGCCTCTATTACAATCAACCCCAAAGGGTATAGCTATCTTCGCACTGGTGACTTTGTGCGCAGGCTTCAGGAGCGAGGGATACATTTCTCTGGCAATGAAGCGAACAGATGGATAGAGCGAAACCAGACTTACTTTGTCGATAAGAGCACAGATGAGTCAGAGAACCGTTTGTGGATGCTTCGCAACATGGGGAGGGTTTTGTAATGGGGTTCGTTTCTCCGGCCAACGATTTTGCAGAGTCAACGCTCACAATCAACCGGATATGCAATGTTTGCGCTAATACGCGAGTAGTCGAAACCAGCGACGGATATGCGGTCATTGACGTGTCACGACGGCCGCAGCAGGGAGATACTGTGCTGGTTCGATATGACGGCCGCATGGAGTTTGCAAAACTTATGGGAATGGCGTTCATCACGGTCGACGGAGAAGCGATCGAAGGGGAGGCACTTGATGATGTTGAAGTATCTGGCGTGGTTACACATACAATCATCAATCTGACGCTTGATGATTATCCAGTAATATGA